ACTTATGAATATATTTTCTATTTTATACTTGTCTTTTAGTGCTTGCGAAATATTTGGATTATTTAGCCATCTACTTATCTCATCTTGATGAGCCTTTTCCTCTTCTACTTGATCCCAATATTCCTGATAGGGAGACTTTCTACTGAATACATTGAAGGGTGCTATCCTCCCCCCTCCACCCGGATCGAGATGTTCCCAGTTGGGCTGTATCATTTTAAAAGCAGTATCACGGGTTATAGGCGTAGGTGTAGCCACTGGCGAAGGAGGGGAAGGTACCGGTGGTGCTGTTAACGCAGCCTCCAGCCCCTGTTCTTGCCAGGGCGGTATCCAGCTTTCAGGTTCCTTGGGTTTCTCTATACGAAACCCCTTACCGCTAGGCCTGACCTGACGCACGAACTTCATAAATGGATTAAAATCTCTAGCCGAGCCTAAACCTATCATGCTATTACCTAGTAATATATCTGTCTTGTAGTCGGACTGAATCTGCCGGTTGTCCTACCTGCCTGTTGCGGAGTAAGTGCCGCATACCTCTGGGTAAACGGATCAGACGCAAGGTAGTCCTGGAACTTAGCCGTGGGGTCCTGGCCCGCGCGTATCTGTTCTCCCAGTCCTCCAAGGAAGTCACTCCATACGTTCTGAAACTGACCCTGTAGGTATCTTCTTTCGCCCGGTCTCTGAACACCTGTCATCATTGGGTTACTGTAATATGCCAGTTCAGGGCTTTCCTCAAGCCACTCCAGGTATGGATTTTCTAATATCCCAGTCGAATATTGCTGGTAACCTGGGTTGTATGAATAGGCAGAGGGAGCTGCGCCTTGTCCTGTCTCTTGTGGGTTATACCATTTTTGAGTCATGTATTACTCCTGATTAACCTTGATAGAATTCGTCTTCCAGTGGGTTATAGCCCTCTGGTGCAGGAGTACCATAAGGTGTTGTTCCCCAAGGATGAAGGCCTGTCCTTTCCTCTATCGACGGGGTCAACAGATTCTCTGGCATAGTTATATCTCCCGTCAAGGCTGCCTGCGTAGAAGCTCCTGGTACCCATCCTTGCTCACCCATTACTTGACCAGTGGGCGGAGGAGGAGGGGGAGGAGGGGCAGTCCAAGCGGCAAATTGCCCCATGTCGTTTACTCTTGGCATGTAGCCTGGGTTAGCCGAGTACTGCGAGGCAAACTGCCTTAGCATCTCACCTGCCGCCATCTCTGGGTTAGCTGCCTGCCACTGGTCAACCGCCCTGCTTATACTGGGCTGTATTGCCCTGCGCATTATAGGATTACGGCCTGCCATCATTGCCCCTGACATTATATCCCTTGTCTCACCAGGGGTAATGGTAGAAAGATAATCATATGCCGGGCCTGATACGCTTTGGCCCCATAGGTTTTCAGAGGCAAGTTCGCCTATTCTTCCCAGCGCAGACCCCCATTGTCCAGATGTCCACGGGGTGAATCCACCGGCGCCAGGCTGGCTATACCCAGTCCCTGCGGCCCAGGGTTGGTATACACCTGGTGATGCCTCAGGAGCGGTAAATTGCAGAGGAGACTTAATAAAATCAGAATATGAGCCCAGGTCTCCGTAACCTCCTATTGATGTAGGGGCTGCGGCAAGCATGTACCTGCCCTGTAATGCCCTATCCCTATCTTGCAAAATAGTTCTTGCAAAAGGAGAGTACATATTAAATTGAGGCCCTGCCATATACTGGTTATATAGCCGCTGCCTTCCTTCTTGTGTGCCGCTTAATGTATCCTGCCACGGCCCTACCCATGGATTAGTCATATCTATCCTCCTTGAATGTTCTTATTGCTTCCGTACCCTTTTGGCCCATGCCATTGAAACTTTTTTGCCCCTGCCCATTCTTCCCATAGATTCCTACCCATCCGCGCCTGTATCTGGGGAGACAGGTCATTTATACCTATACCGCCATCATGGTAGGCCTTTGCATAGGTAGTCTCCAGTCCTTTCTCATCTAGAAAAGTATCACCGGGTTTTACCTCGGTGTTATTCATCATCCATGAATCCAGCTCACGGTTTATGGTCTGGCCTGCGTATCTTTTAGCAACAGGATTCAATCCCTTGGTAGACTTGGTTATTATCCATCCCTTAATATTACTGGGGTTACTGGAGAATATATCATGTGCATCGGCTATGAATCTCATTCTTTCTGCCGATATCTCTCTTGGCTTGTAAGCACCTGGGAGTTGTGGTTTTTGCCAGTCACTCCTATCGCCGGAAACCGGGTCATACGTGGCATCTACGGGTATACCAGGCGCATCTGGTAGATTCGTTAAGAAATTTTTATCAGCCCATGACCCTTCTTCATAGCCGGAAGAACCTGGGCCAGGGGGCGGGCCAACACCTTCTTGATGTAGCAGGATCCTGTATAGTGTCTGTAGGTTGCCCTGCCATTCATCCCTGCTCCATAGCCTTGGAGGACCCTCCATACCTTCAAAAAACTGCGAGTCAAGATACTGAGAGTATTCTTTCATGGGAGGCTCAACTCTTGTGTCTGCCTCAATTTTCCCAATATCAGTCTCAATATCAGTATCTGTTGAGTCAGGGTCTTCCGCCTCCAAGCTACGGCCTATTGGCATAAAGTACGGAGATCCAGGCATCATACGTAACAGCTTGAACTGTCTCCTGAGCTCGGATTCCATGTCATCCATAATCTTCTGTTGAGCCGGGTTCATGTTGAGATATACCGAATTACGCTTTTTAAATTCGTCGTATATCATATCCATCCCTCTGTCAACAGTACTCAGGTATCTTACCAGCCAGTTACCGTCTACCGTGGGTGGTGCAACTCCTGTCTCCTGGTATAGTTCCTGAACTGCAGGGTCACCGCCAGGATACAAAGGTCTTGGTTCAAGTTTTCGCACTGGTGATGGAATCTGACCAAATGCAGGACCTCCCCCTGGTCTATCAGCCACGGATAGCCCTATATCTTTTCCGCCAGGGGCCAGCATGGACCATGGCACATCAGGAGATCGACCTGCCCAGCCCTTTGCCATTATATCTATAATGGACTGTTCACTTCTCCTGGTTCTTGTCTTCTTTTCAGCGTCTTCAGTGCCGCCACCGAATATAGCATGGATAGCCTTCCCATAGTCGCTGGATATTTTATCTGATAAAGGTCCCATGATTACCTCGGCGGCACGAGGCCCATGCGCCTCATGCGTTCCTCGTCACTTTGAATAGCACCTGGCCTTGGTGATGCAGGCGGCATACCTACAGGAGGCCCCTGTGGCGGTACGGGCGGTACACCAAGTGCCGCATTAGGCATTACCTGTGGCGGCAGTCCGGGTGGCCCACCTCCCGGCGGTCCCATTGGCGGTCCTGGTGGAGGCCCCATTGGTGGTCCCATTGGTGGTCCCATTGGGGGACCCATAGGTGGACCCATTGGTGGCCCCATCGGTGGGCCGCCGGGTCCTGCTGGAGGCCCGGGAGGAGGACCCTGCACCATCTGGGCGGTCTTGGCGGTCTTCTCCATCAACAATCTCATTAGTTCACCGTAGTAGAATTCTGCCAGCTGGTCTCTTCCCCTGTTTTCCAGTGAAGATAATAGTGTCCAAAGTGCTGCCTCGGGTAGTTCTTTTTCAGCTACCTGCTCCTTGATAACGTCATCCAGCTGGTCTGCATCCTGAAGTCCGAGTACCCTGTCCCTGATAAATATGTCAGGCAGCAGCGGTGTAGGTCCCTCTCTTGCTATCTGGGCCATGCTCATCTTGGACATATCGTCCTGTGGCAGCTGGCTCATTATTGATACCTCGGGATCTCCGCCCTTCTTTATCACGTCAGGGCTTATCTCTTCGGCGAAATACATCCGCTCCTTATCCCTGCCTGATACCTCCATGGCCTTGAACCTTCCACTGCCGTACTGTGAAGAGATCATATTAAATATCTGCGTATATGCTCTTTCAAGTGTCTGTATCCTTGGGGACAGTACGGTTTCAATTCCCTGCCTGAGGGTATTAATTGCGTAACCTGACAGCTGGAACTGGAGTTCACCGTAGATAGAGTAGGGGAGTCCCCCCCTTTGTATCTCGCTGGATACGAGTCCCATGAAGGCACCTGATTCCTTAGCCATCTCAAGCATTCCGAGGGGTTCTACTTCCTCTCCCTGCCCGAGTGAAATCTCAGAACCTTCCTGATACGGGTCTTCATCGAGCGTCTTCGTTCCGTCCCTGGACTTAACCTTTAATCCCTGCTTTCGGGACCTTGCGGTAAGTTCAAGCATGGTAGACATCATAAAGTTATTGTTCTCGAAGTTCTCCCTGTTATGCTTAAACACGGATTCCCCGAAGTCTGCAATAGCATCGGAGCCTACTTCATCTGACTGTACCAGGGGTGCGGAACCCACCATTCCTATAAAGCATGGAACCCCATCGTAACCGTGCCTTGTCCTGCGCTTCAGGATCCTGTCACCGGTTACAACGTAGTTATCTTCCTTATCGTAGAAGTCATAGACCAATACGCTCTGTTCATCGTCTTTGCCTATGGACTTGAGGTTATATTGCTTTGCCACCTCTTCGGGGGATTTACGCATCCTGTAACATGCCCAGTCGAGTCCGTCAGGGCCTTCACCCCAGAAGGTATTAAGCGGGTCCCAAGGGGTTATATCAACCCTTGTACCCTGTTCTTTATCCTTTATCAGCAGCGCCCTGCCTGCGTACCAGCCCCTGAGGGTAACGTACCAGGCTAATTGGTCTCTGAGCGGGGGAAGAAGCCTCATGCACAGGCTGTCGTCTGCGGCACGGGTGATGCCTGTCAGGAACCTTTCCTTCTGGTTATCAGCGTCCCTCTGCTCTCTTTCGTTGCCGCTAAAGGGAATCCTCACCACCATTTCTGCGTTGGTAAGCCAGCTGATGATCTTGTCTGCCATCACCTGTGGTTCGTTGGAGGTATAGGACCTGTATCCATCCCCTGCATCGTAGGGTTCAAGCCTGTAGAGCCTGTGGTCCTGTTCCATTCTGTCCCTGAGTGGATAAGTAGATTTATAGTGGCCTTCCACCATGTCTACAATTTCAGAAAACTTACGTTTTGCCACAGCTACCACCTTTTAACGGAAATCTTATCCCGTCCCTGTAC